ATCACAACTGCGCTCTGCACTGCCTATGGTTTCCATGCCACCCAGTATGACATCAATCTTTCTACTAGTGCCATTGGCGTTACGGCTCATGTTCCAGAATGGTGATGTCATTTCAGGAAAGTCTGTAATCATTGTTGCTGTAAAATCTTCATACATCTTTATTTCATGTTCTGCTTCTATTTCAGTCATAGGATCTAGTCCATAATGTTTTTGCCATTCAGAGTATGGTTTAACAACTATATCACCAAATCCGCCAAATCCCAAATATTCGCATAGTTCATATTCCATGTCTTTGAGATCATTGATATCTCCTGGCATTTCAAATTCAAACATTGGGAAGATGATGTCGTGTCTGCCTGGGATAGCATTTGGTTCTTGTCTGTAACTAGTGCTGACACAAAAAAAGCCTTTCGATGAAGGCTTGGTAAGCAGTTCATATTCTAACCACATCTGACCTGTTTGTGGCAGTGGCCATACATTGCCTGCGTAGTTGTATGTTGCGACGTTAAATGGATCTTCACATGCAGCAAGTATGCTCAAACGGTTTTGTGTATGTACTTCTTCAAAACCTTTTTCCATAAAAAAGGACCTTAATAGGCCCGAGGTGTGTGTAAACTTCTGTGGATTTATTAGTTGTGTCATTCTTTTTCCTTCTCTAGATTCAACCTAAAAAAAAATACAGTCAAAAAAATATTGACGTTTTTTTCCGTTTGTTTATTTATGTTGACAGGGTATATTCTTTATGTTATAAATAAACTGCAATGTTGAAGCAAACTCAACGCTAGGCTGGACTCCGGGGCGGTACCGGACGCCTCCACCATAAACACATTTGCTAAGTGTGCTTATGATGGGGGCGAAAGAGGATAGACAGGTAGTTAATAGGTAAGTGGAGTTGTCCGGCGCAAGCTCGGTTAACGCAAGAACAATGATAATCGCAAATGATAATCATCAGCCAGAAATGGCACTAGCAGCCTAGTTTAAAGGTATGCGTGAGCGGGTACTGCTTAGAAACAGAAGTGCCACTTTATTCGAAGAGGAATTGACCATGGGTAAGAAAAGATCAAGAGCAACACAGACAAGTAAAAGCACACATTGCCAAAAACGCAGTGCAGAGTCAAAAGCACAACGCAGAGAATACAATCAAACATTTGTGCAAGCACTTAACCAAAGAGCTGCATGGGCAAGAGGCAAGCGTGTTATGCTTACCGTCCCAAATCCAAACACCAACGAAACAAACAAACCTTTTATCCGTGTACCTGCACATGAGCAGTGGGGCGATTGGCGCGGAAAGAAGGCACCATCAAAATAATATTCATGACAGTTGCAATACTACTATTAGTAGTTGCATGCAGTCCAATAATAAGCACTACTAGTTTAATACACAGTATTGCAAAAGGAGATGCATTTGGTACTGCAACTGGCATATTTGGTAAATTTGCAACTTCGGAAGAAGAAGAACAAGAACAAGAGCTACTAAAGAAATCAAGAGCAGAGATTATGGAAGATCTGCGCGAAGCATTAGAAAGATAAATCAATAGCAAACATTAAATTTTCTAAAGTATTCAAGAATAGTTTCCCCTTACACAAACTACAAACTATAGTAGATTACTATCATCTAACTAGTAGGAAGAATGGCAGGAAGTACCTTGATGAGTTTGATGCGCACTGGGAACATAAATGGGTTGCTATTGAGTTATTAAAATTATTAAAAAAGCAAAGAATAGAGATATTAGATGTTGGTGCAGGCATTGGTTTGTTTGCATGGATATGTGTATCTATTGGACATAGTGTTGACATAACTGAACTTCCCGTTGAAAACAATTATCAGCCAAGTGATATTATAAACTTCTTTGAAGATGCTAGGAAGGCATTTGGATTAGACGAGGCAGTTACTACCTATAGATGGGAAATATCCAACGCTGATAATAAATTTCCTAGCGAAAAAAAGTATGACTTAATAACCATGCATAGAACTAATTTTGATATTAATTGGAACTCACACGACTACACAACTTGGATTAAAAATTGCTTAATGCCAGGATTACGGCCAGGTGGAAAGATATTCTGGGTTTGTCCAAAACAGAACTCTAACAAGTTGCGAGCTGCATGCGAACAAGGAAAAATTAAATATAATCAACATAAGTTAGGTAATCTTAGTACAGAATGTAACATATTTGAGGTATATAAGTAAGTATAGGGCCAGGATCAACAAGCCGCGCATGATTCCGGATATGATGGCGTTGGCAGTACCCAAGTAACTTAACAAAATAAAAACCCATCTAACTAGCACCTTCGGGTGCTTTTTTTTGTTAAATAGATCTATATAACTTTTGGAGAGGAGTTTTCGATGTATGAATATAGAGCAATCCTGTGCGACGTAGTAGACGGTGACACAGTAGACGTTGATATTGATCTAGGATTTGGTATCTGGATGAGGGACGAACGTGTGCGTATCATGGGTATTGATACACCGGAAAGCCGCACAAGAGATCTAGTAGAAAAAAAGTTCGGATTAGCAGCAAAAAAGCGTATAACAGAACTATTGAGTGGTCCAAATCTTGTGCTAAAAACACAGGTTGCCCGTGATGGCGAGGACATGAAAGGCAAGTTTGGACGTATCCTAGGCGACTTTAGTGTGTATTATGCTCCACAGGATCGTACAATGCCTGTTACAGAGATAATGATGCTAGAAGGGCATGCAGTGCCTTACATGGGCGGCAGCAAAGAAGAATTGCTGGAGCAGCACATGGCTAACAGAGCACGGTTAATCGCTGAGGGCGTAGTTGAAGAATAAAACGGTTGACAGGATGCTGAACTCATGTATACTAATGATAGTTAAAAAACTATTGAGGATTCGTATGTTTAAGTTCTTTGAGTACCTAGGAGTAATTACAACTGCAGTATTTGTAAGTATGTTTGCTGCTTCATTGTCAAAAAACACAGATTATATTGTAGAGCCAGGCTTTATTGTCCAAGCAGTAGCAAGTGAAGATGAAATAAAATATGAAGGTGGTACAAAAGTAGATGTTGCTGAACTTGAATGTATGGCACGAAACATTTACTTTGAAAGTAACAATCAAAGCAAAGCAGGACAAGTAGCCGTTGCTCGTGTTGTTCTTAATCGTGTGAGAGATTCACGTTTTCCTAACACAGTATGTGATGTAATTTATGAGGGTCCTGTAAAAGAAAGTTGGAAAACACGCCAGCATGCGGACTTGAAAGAGTCACAACGTATATACTACCCTCGCAAAAATCGCTGTCAGTTTAGTTGGTATTGTGATGGCAAAGCAGATGTTATACCCAAAAGCGATGATAACCATGCATGGCGAGTTGCTCAGGATATTGCATTTGACATACTGGTATTCAATAAATATGCAGGAATAGTAGAGGGTGCAACACATTATCATGCTGATTATGTTAACCCTAAATGGAGTAAAACACTCACACTTATTACTAAAATAGATGATCATATTTTTTATCGTTGGGAATAATGTTTAATCAAGAAAATATTGCACAAGCAAAAGCAGACTTTGCAGAAAAACGTTACTGTGTTATAGACAATGTACTGGAACCCAAGTATATTGAAGCACTTTATCAAGCAGTGCCAGATTTGGGATATGGTGTCTGGGGATGCGTGGGCAACAGCCATAACAGATATCCTGCAGGTTTTCAACAAAGTGACAAGTTTGAATCTACATTACAAGCACATATTGACGAAGGCAGAGGAGAGTTTAGTTACTTTCATTATGCTTTTTGGTTACTGGAAGACTATCATAAAGTACACAATAGTCCAGAAGTAACATACTTTAATCGTGTAGTGACGGAAGATTACAGTATTGGGAAACCTGATTATACATTTCATGACCTAGTAAGTGAAGTAACAGGCTTTACTAACATGCACACAAACCAACCAACATATAGTTATTATGATCACACTGCTTGGCTTAATGCACATCATGATCCAAGACGTTGGTGTGCGTATATCTTTTATTTTAATGATACTTGGCTCACACAATGGGGCGGACAACTGTGTATACTAGACAAAGATGAGATTACTATTAAAGACAGTATTGAGCCTTTTGGTAATAGACTTGCTATTATGGACGTAAGTGAATTATCAGGCTCTCGCATAAACAAACATTTTATCAGTCCTGTTAGTATTACAGCAGATCATCCACGCTATAGTTTAGCAGGATGGTTCTATCAAACGGATGCTGATGGTGCTAGTCCTGTAAATAGTGAATAAAAAAGGTTGACATATCCTTAAAAGAGTGTATATTTAAATAGTAAGTTAAGTTTTTAGGAGAAAACAAATGAAACGTGAATTACTTTGTGGCGCTGCCATTACTTTTATCTCAGTAAGTCTTACAGCATTTAATGCATTTGCTGAGAACTATACAGTGCAGGGCACAGTAGTTGAAGCAAATCCTGTGTATCAGACAGTTACCAAACAAGTGCCTACACAAACTTGTCAGATGGTACAAGTTCCAGTTTATGGAAACGGCAACCAAGGCAATGGTGGTACACTAGGACTAAACAATAACTTTGACATCGGTGGTGC